TAACACCTTCACCAAGAAGCAAAGTTGACTCACTTCCATCCATTGTCAAAAAAGTTATATCAGAAGTATTATCTGTGCCTTTGAAAATAATATCTGTATCATTGCCTTGAGCATCAATCGTTATATTTCCTGTTGTTGTGGCAAGCGTTGATGCGGCATCCCCTGTTGTAATATTATCAAGTGCAACTGAAACACTAAGATTAGCGGGTGCAATTTTCTTCATTGTGCCACCGTCATCAATAAGAACAAAATCTGCATCACTGCTTGATGTTGTGGTAGCAGGCGTATCTGAGTTACCTGTTGTCAAAACAGTACCTGTAGCATCTGGTAATGTTACAGTTCTTGCGCCTGAAGCAGAAGCTGGGGCTAAGTCTATTTGATTACCATCAAAAGCTGTTCCTGTATCAAATCTTATATTTTTTTCACCGCCATTTAACAGACGAACACCGACAGTTGAAGTTGCGTCCACACGCACGTTGGTCGCTACTGAACCCCCTGATATAGTTTGTAATTCTAAAGTGCCATCTTCTGTGCCATTAGTTGCATCAGTTAACCTACTGACTATTGACGCATATTGTGTTTCTTGTGCAGCTGAATCGTTTCCTTTAAAAACTAACTTTCCAAGTGAATCATCATCAGCAGGGGATGCACTATTTCTATACAAATTAAGTTTTGGATCACTTCCTGCAAGACTCGCTGTTGAAATTAAGGTAAAGTCACCTGTAACGCTTACATCACCACTCGCATCTCTAAACACCGCCTTCTCCGCTGGCTGAGTACAGAACAGCGTCTTTGCACCAGCCCCCCAATCAACAGCATTATCATTATTTGAGGATTGAAGTATAGTGGTTCTGGCTAATGTAGTGCCAGAGGCAGTGTACGTGCCTATGCCCACTTCAAAATTATCATCAAGCGTACAAGCGTAATACGTAGTGTTGCCGTCGCCTATAGACCCAAAAGATTCAAAACCACTAACAGCACCAGCCAAAGTATATGTGCCAGTGCCTGTAGTGGTCGATGTTTCCTTGACCCTATCGGCAAGAACTAACGCCATGTTTAATCCTCAGTAATTGTTATACCAGTATTACTAGCAAATTTTATTGTGTCCCCATCTGCTATAGTTTTAGATGCTGTTAAAGCCCCATAATAAATTAAATTTCCAGCACCGTGACTAGCATTATCCCATATACCAAAGTGAGTTATAGTACCAAAACCACCCCCGCTAGCTGTAAAACTTACGTCTCCAGTATTAGTGGCTGACCCACTACTAGCACTGTTAAAATTTATAGCCTGTCTAGAGTAGTTATTAGAGTTTGACACCTCTGCGCCTGAACCATCTTCCGCTGGATTAGCTGTGTGTAGAGCAAGATATTTCTGCGTTACAAAGCTAGACTCTGTAGTTCCTAGAAAATGGTCTAACACCTTTAGTTCTAGATAATTTGATTTTGACGACATATCTTACTCCTCATCTATATCGTTTTGTTTTAGCACGTATCTTTTTAGGCTGCTTGACGTGCTGCTTACCAGCCTTAGTTCCTTTTCTTTTAGCACGCGTGGTAGCCGCGTACTCTTGTGGCGACAACGCCTTGATAGCTGCTGTCGGTAGATACCGTTCTCCAGTCTTACTGGACGGTTTCCCACTCTTCGTTCTCCATTTCTGCTTTGTCCAGTTCTTCAAAGAACGTTGGCTCTTTTTTAAGGCCATCTTCTTTCTCCACCATGTTTACTACATATTTGAATGTCTGTTCACGGGACTCATCTCGTTCTAGTCTATCTAGAGCTGCATCTATCTCATCCCAAGACCAAACATCATTTCGTAAAAGCTTCTTTACTTTTTCAAGAGATTTTTCTGCGTTGTGGCGATAACGATACTCAAGTGTTTCTAAAATAAAACGATTGCTCATAAAAAACTCCCAAATACTCTATTATACAAATCGGACAGAAAATTTGCAAGAAATTTTTACAAACTACCTTTTAAGAACATAATCCACCAAACTATTCCTACAAGACCACCAACCACTACAAAAATTAATGTACCTATTAATATAGCATCTATTAACTCTCTCTTACGTCTTTCAGCTTCTGCAATCTTTCTGAGTCTTTCTTTTCTAGCCTTTGCTTGAAATGTTTGCCAATCTTGCCACAATCCCGGACGACCAGCCCATATCATGTATTCTCGTATCCACTCTTCTTCTTCACGAATCTTTTCAAGTGCCATAAATTCTTCAAGTTCCGATCCACCTTTGTCACCCCAGAAACTATTTTTCTTTTTCTCCCCTTTGTGACGCAAATCCTCTTTTGCTTCTACAAATTTAAATACACTTTCTCCCGCGTCAACAATATCCTTCCCATTTTTCAAAGTTTGTTTTATAACGGCAAAAGCGGCATTTGCTGCTGCTAACTCTGCTAACATGTATTTCCCCTACGAACATGACTATTTACTTGTAACCGCCACCCGCTTTTTTGTACTCGCTGGCAAGCAGTTGTGCTTTTCTTGCTGACCATTGTCCAGCCTTACCACCTTTAGTTCCAGCTTTTATTCTATTAAATAATCTTTTTCTCATGCTGGGCTTAGTGTAGTTGCCAGCTTCATTAACTCTACTCTTGCTCTTCGCTTTAGGCTTCGACGATTTGCTAGCTTTTCTAACTTTGCCACCTTTCGCTTTTTCTTCAACGTCCTTAATTTTACCCTTGTTTGCGGTTGCATAGAAGACTTGTTCACCTTTTTTTGCTCCGTACGTTTTTTTCATGGAAGACATAATTTCTTTTCCTTTTTTATTTAGGGGCATACTCCTCTCCTATTTAGTGGGATCGTAAAACTCTTCTACAGCTAAAAGAGCTATAACTTGACTTGCACTAGAACCCACTCCTGATAGTGCATCTCCTGCACTCATAAAGAATGGTTTTCCATCGTCAAACACGTACACAATATTGGTAGCTACAGCTATGTTAAAAGCATCTAGTATTTGTTGTACAGAACCTCCCGATGGGGTGAATGATAAATCAAATGTTCTATCGCTTGTGTCTTTATTTGAAAACGCAAGTAACTTTACAATGGCTACATGTTTTGTGGGACATGTGTATATAACTGTTGTTGACGTGGCTAACGGAACTACTTTGTTTACAAACTTTACAACGTTTAAATCAGGCATTGTTTTCTATCTGTCTCATCCTGTCTACCAAACGTCGTGCGCGGTTAGGTACTTGAGTGTACCAACGCGAGTCGACCATCTCATCGGCTGCAGAAGACCAGCTCCTAGCATCAACTCCTGCCTTCATACCCTTGAACTTAGATAGGCGTGGATAACCAAGATTGAACATCATGTTTGCAATAATAAGCTGTGCTTCTTCGGGCAAGTCATCAAAGTCTTTGTAAAGCCTGTGACAGTCTTCTATTGTTACGGCAATATCTAAATTAAATGCAGATTGCACACGGCTCTGTTCTATGACTGTACCTACATCCTTGCCGTACTCTGGGTCGTTCTTAGTAATCAAATGACCTATTCCGAACGTAGGTAATCCCAGATGATCAAGGTATATTTCATACTTACAGCCCTCGTCTTCAGCCAGTTCTTCTCTCAGCTTGTCTAGATTCATTTTTTGTGAACTTTCTGTATATTAAAAGAAGCTTTCTTAGATGACCCTTTATGAGATTTGTACCCTTCTTTAGGGTCTTTCATAAGATTATATCCTTTACCAGATTTCATCCAGTGAAATCCTTTTGGTGCTGGTACTGATTTTTTCATTTTTTAGTCTCCGACCCTAACCACACTGCAAACGCCCCTGTCATCGCACCTGATACTACGCTTATCATCGCACTCTGTTGTGTACTCAAGTCTTCTAAGGACATCCCCCACTCTATAACTCTTATATACATCACTGTCATAACAAGCATCATTAATCGTGGTACTATCTTGTATTTTAATATTGTTTCTGCCGCCATTATTTTCTCCCAAACAACTTCGTAGCAGAACGCACGCCGAAGCTAGCAGCAACAATAACGCCAAGACTGTATTGATACCATTGAGGCATCGATTCCAACTGTGCGAAGCCATTTGCTACCACCTTTTCCATTCCGGGAATAAACGCTAATATAAGTGGGATACTGAACAGTATGGTAAGCCATTCATCTTTCCAACTGTTCTGGCTTCCTTTAGCCATTTCTAAATCCCAGTCAATCTCGCCAGTCGCTTTCTTTTCCATAATGACTGCTTCAGCTCTTGCTTTAGCAACCTTTGTAGCTGACTGTGCTTTCTTTTCTTCTACTTTACCCTGTAGCCATGTGCCTGCTAAATCTGCTACGGGGCCAATCAACATATTTAACATTTCCACCTCTTACGAGCTTGACGTAAACGACTGTTTGGATCTTTAGCCGCTTTTGGAAATTTTTTCATTTGTCCTGCCGATCTAGCACAAAAAGATTTACGACGTTTTGCATCTTTACTTCCGGGTTTTACTTTGCCTGTGACAGCCGTCTGTAACTTACTTCCGGGGTTTTTCCGACGGTAGGCTCTTACACCCGCTTCAGTCATGCCTGCACCTGCTTTCGTAGGTCGAAAGTTTTTCTTATTTCTTTTAGGCATGTTGTCAGGCTTGCGTGCCATTATTTTTTCCTTGCAGTTTGTGCTGCACGTTTAAAATTACCTGTAGTAGGTGCGCCGCGACTTCCGGGTTTTCTCATTTTTTCACCACTACCTGCCTTAATACGTCGACGTTTTGCTGCAATATTAGCATATAAACCGGGACGTTTACCCATAATTAAATACCTTTCTCTTCTTCACACTTAAAAGAAAATGTGTGTGGTGTACCTAATATTTCTGCGACATCAAGCACCATTTGAGACGCTCGTTGTTCGCACTGAACTTCTTTGAAGTAAGGGCCGTACGCATCTTCTACAATTATACATTGTCCTGTTAGCATTGAACACGCCATAACAAATGTACTAAACATTAAATTATTCTTTCAGTTGTTAAGGGGGCAAATTGCCCTGCCCCCTTATAAATTATTTAGGCAAAAGTTGCCGCAGTTGCAGGGTCAGCAGGAACTGGAGTCATTACTGCTACAACTTTAACAACACCTGTGAAGGCATCGGTGCTACCGTTTGTTAAAACGATATGGTCGTTAGCCTTATATAAAAAGCCCCCAGCAGTGCCTGCAGCAGGTGCAGCTCCAGCACCAGAACCGTCGTAGGCAGCTACGTAACGATTAGGGTCTGTGTCGTCACCTAAATCAAGGTCACCAGCACCAGCGGTCAAAACTTCCAAATAGGCGTTTAGAACGATAGTATCTGCGGGAACGTGCATTACATCAATAGACTGTGACGTACCAAGATTGGTAGTTTGAAAGTCTAACTTGACAACAGCAACGTGTGCGCCACCACCAGCAGGGATGTTAGCGTCTTGGCCTGTTACAGCCGATGATTGATAAGTAGCCATTTATAAGTCTCCCTATTAATCTAAGCTAACAACGCCACGAACGATTGCTTCTGGGCGAAGGACTTTACGTCCAAACACATGAAGGCCACGAACAATGTCGCTGAAAGTTTCGGTTGAACGAACAACTTCAGTTTTCGCAATGTGCGAAGCAGTTGAAGTTGATGAGATATGCCCACCAAGAATGATATTCTCTGTGCCGTCTGTAGCAAGTCCAGTTAGAGTTACTTGATCAGTTCCACCGCTTGAATTAAAAGCAGTAGTCTTGTAACAAGTAAATCCGGCAATATTGCCAAGAGACACAAGACCATTACGTAGTGGTGAAGTTGCGTCGCCAGTTACTTGCACTTCAGCAAACTTTGCTCCTGCTGAGAACAGGTGCTTGTAGAAAGCTGGGGGTGCAATAAACCAACGATTTTCTTCTGGCACTGATTGATCATCTAAAGCTTGAGCCATTACCAACATGGTGTTGACTGCAAGATCGCCCGGAGAGGAGTTTCCTCCAATATCAAGAGCAGAACCCAAAGTTCCTATACTAGAAATTTGAGCAGTTGGTGCGCCTGATTCACCAGTCAGACCAGCACTAGTAGCCATTAGGTCTAGAACGTTTGCGTCGTACTTACGCTTCAAAGAGAAAGCACCTGAAGAGGTTGCTAACGCTTCAAAGTTTACGTGTGACTGACGCTCTTCAATGTCGTCAATCTTAAACGCAAAAGCATTTGCTTGGTCGACAACCATAGTAATTTGGTCATCCGCCAAATCTTGTGGATTAACCACTGAGCCACGCGAATAGCTTGACACAGTAATTGTTGGTTCTTTAATAATACGAACCGTATCGCCAAAGTTTTCAATTTCGCCAGCGTAATCGGTATTAGTTACATCTTCTACGACCGAAGCACGACGGAAGAACTTGAGAACTTTTTGGCTAAAAATTTCTGGCGTAAAGTTGCCAGAGGGCAGGTTATTGTAACCTGATGCACTATCAAAAGCCATAGTTCATTCCTTCCTTTGAGGATTATGAGTTAAAATTAATTCGGCCTTCTGATCTCGCGGTGTCTATTTCAGCTTCTAGCTTTTCATATTCCCACGGTTTCATTTTGGCTATATCAGAAGCGTTCCAAATTTTTGCCTCTGATTTTTGTGTAGCAACTTCTCTTGCTTGTGGGCGAGATACACTTGCTGCAGCGTCAGAGGATTTAGTCTTCTTCTGAGATTTGCTGATACCTTTATCAGCTTTGTAAAGGTCAATTACTCGTGCTGCCAATTTAGCATTTGTATTATTCTTGTAAATGCCATTACTTAATGATTCCGGTTGATCTTCTAACCAACTTAAAAAGTCTTGATCAGATTTAAGCGTATCAAAGTCAGGATGTAACCTTAACAACTCTTCAAACGCTTTTTGTTTTTCAAGATCCTTTTCTCTTGCTTTTATATCGTCTAGTTCTTGACGCATCTTTGCAAGGGAAGTTTCAGCTTGAATACCTGATACTGTTTCCACAACTTCAAACACATCGGGGTATCGCTGCTTAAAGTCTTCTAACTCTTCTGCAGTTTTTGGAGCAGCTACACCGCGTGGCATCGCGTACTCTTTACCTTTCAAGGATTGTAGTTGTGTAATTAGCTCTTCACGTTCACTCTTAAACTCAGACAATTTTTCGTCATAGTGACGTTTTAAATCATCATATCGTTTTTTGTAATCGTGTTCCTCTTGTGTTGGTTTTGCAGCAAAACTTTCATCCGTCTGCTGAGTAGCCTTTTCTTTGGGGTCAGCTTGAACTTCTACAGTTTCACTTTCTTCTTTTTCTTCATCGTCTTCTTTGTATACTTCTTCTCGATACTTTCCACGATAAAGTTTATCATTGTTGATTGATCCGAATGAATCATTAGATTTGTTGGCACGATAGCCTTTTGGTTTTGCCATTTTGTTTACCTCATTGTTGCGGGGCTACTTGGCGTGTAGGTAGCCGCTTCGGTTATATGTCAGGGCCGCGACGTACGCAGGTGGCTGACGAAACTTTAGTCAAGTTATCTTTGAAACATGTCTAGAAAACTTTCTAAAAATCCTTTTGATTTATCACTAGGTGTATCTCTAAGTAAAGGTCTTGGAGTAGGCATGACGTTGATAGAGGGGGTTTCACGATCTAGTGTTAGTGTTTGTAAAAACTCATCAAAACTAGGGTCTGATTTACTTCGTTTTGGATATATTTTTGGTGGGGGTTCACGACCTGTAAGAAAATTATTTAATGATCCAAGAACATTTGTACGTTTATCTACGTTCTTTTTTATTTCAGCTTCATTCTTTTTTCTGACAGGTTCAGGTCGAAAATAATTTCTATAAAGAAGCTCTACTCTTTCTCTGTCTGTTTTAGCATTTAACATAGCTTCTTTTAAATCTTTTGCATTTCCCGGCCCGAAAGTTTTTCCTCTGCCAAATGCGTCATCAAGTATGAACATAACTTGATTTCTAGCATCCTCTGCAGCCAACTCTAACTCTCTAGAATTACCTACGTTAACACCTTGTTCTTCTAAATAATCTATAAATCCTTCTTTTACAACTCCATCAAACTGAAAAAGACCATATCCTTTTCCTCCAGTTTTACTTCGCAAATATGCTTCTGTGGTGGCATCATCAACTTGCCTTTGCGCCCGTGTATTTCTTTGTTTTTGTCTACTGCGGCTTTTAAAACGTGACTCCCCAAAAGCATTGCCTATAAGTGCATTTGCAAACTCTGAGGGAAGCCCTGCTTCTTGAACCCCCGCTACGATTGTAGGCACAGCGTGATCTGCAGTATTTTCGTACTCAAATCTATCTCTTATTGCCTGTGCTTCTTCAGGCATAGGAGTAGGCGCAACTCGATTAATAAAACCTTCCGTTACACGGTCAGGCAAATCTAATCTTCCCCCTAACCTAGCTTGTCCGTTTTGTTGTATCTTGCGTTCTGTGTCAGCTTCACCTCGTGCGTTAATCTTTTCAAGACGATCAAGACCAATGATAGGAACAAGGTGAGGTTCAATATACCCCTCTCCTAGTGATACAAGTAACTCAGTGGTATTTCTTTGAGATGTTTTTGGAGCTTTTTTTCCTAACTTCTTGTAGGTTTTTTTAGCGTCCGCTACCATCTTTAAAAAATCTGCTTGCCCCATTCTATCCATTGCAGATTGATTTATAACGTACGCTTTGTCTTCGCCTCGCATTGGAATGTTATCTGCAACACTTTGAGCATCAGATACCTGTCTTCCAGCCCCACCTATAATGCCTGTTTCAGGTTCTTGTAAGTCGTCACCGACCCCGCCCCCCGGAGCAAGCTTTTGTACAAATCCACCAGAAGCGGCTCTTCTTTGTATAGGAAGCCCCACATCAGCCATGCGTTTCTCAAAATCTTCTTGAGATGTGGGTTGATTTTTACGACTAGCAGAGAAAGGATTAGAACTTGACGAAGTTCCAAAAAAATCTGCCATAGCTTTATCTGATGCTTCCTGCTGTTCTCTGACTGTGCTTCCTCTGTATCCTGAACTAGTTGTTCTATCAAAAGTATCATCGTCATCATCGTCTTTTACAACAGGGGGTGGAGCAGTTGGTGTTGTAGTAGCAGGAGGTGGAGAAAGATCTCTAGGAGACGGGTCACTCGTACCGACAAGTCGATCTTCCATAAATGGAGATCTTGTTGTAAAGGGGAATCCCTGTCTGATTGTTTCACCTGCAGCAGCGTCAATTTTTAAATCAAGTTCAGTTTGTCGTTGAGCATCTTGTGCTTTCTTTATTGTTTCAGAGTTTATTGAGAGGTTGGTAGGGTCAAGACCTATTTTAGTTAGCTTATCATTGAAAAGCTGTATTGCATCTGAGTTTGAACCGCTTCTGTAAAAGAAGTTGTCCGGATCAACAACAAGCTCATCTTTTGTTATGTTCAGTGCATCAAGAACTTTGTTAAGGTTCGCTGCATCAGATAAATTTGCACGAGATCCATCTGCTTTGTACAGTGTCCCGTATTCCGTCATGTATATTTTTGAAGAACCTGTTAAAGGTCTTCCACCTAAAACGTCAGCCACATTTATCTCCACCACGTTCTTGAGGGGTGCGCGACGAGGCTTTCCGTCTTTTTCAGAGTCTTTTAACTGTTTTTGATAATCGTCGTATACATTACGTGTCATGCCGTTAGAGAACGCATTCATCGTTTCTAACTGGGAGATATTTAAACCCCCTGTATTTCCGTTGTATGTTGTAAACCCTGTTTTGGGGTCTGTGTAGCGAGTAACTAGCTGTCCATTTAGTCTGAACGCAGTTGCCCCATCTTTCATTTGTTGTATCTGAAGTTCTTTTCTTTTCCCTGATATCGCTTTCGCAACACTTACTCCTATATTTCCAACAAGAGGCGAACCCAAAATACCACTTACAAAACTTCCTGCCAAATTCTCTTTGCTTGTAAATTCTGTTAAATACCCTTCGAATCCCCCTGACACACTATCCTTTGTAGTTCCAGAAATAACAGGCCCATAAGTATATGCTTCTATTATGTCGCTCACTTCTGATTTAGAAAGAGCGGAAAAATCTCTTACTAAATTGCCTGTGTCATCATCGTCATCGGCATCGGCAATCTGAGGTCGAATTACTTGAGTTGCTAGATCGGGAGCTTCTATTTGATCAGAGGTATCTTCAGTGTCTGTCTTCTCCTGTAACGAAAACATGGGATCGTAAAAATCTATATAGTTTGATATATAGTCGTCTACTGAGAGTCCAAATAATCTAGTTGCTACCATTTTTTGCTACCGCCTTATAACTATCCTTCAACTTCAGAAGCATTTCCAGTAAAGCCAGCTTCCCCTGCGCTTGGCGCAGTTCCGACTCCGATTGTGCCGTTACCACGCCCCGAATCGTCAACTCTCGTAGCTCCGTTAGGTACTCTTCCATTCTGGGCCATTCCTTGTTGTTGATCAGGGGGGCTAGCAGCCTCGCTTGCTTGTTGTTGAGCATTTGCCATTATTCCTTGTAACATTTGAGCGTATACTTTAGCTTCGTTAACATCGTTGACTAAACTGTCGGGATCGATATCTTGTGATATTGCTAACTCACGCATTAGATTTGGAAGCTTTATAAAGGGTGCGAGAAGAGGATTTGAAACGGTTTGTAAAAGAGATGTGAGTCGTTGTGTACGCACCTCTTTCTGCATAACAGCAGAAACCCCACGGGGTTTAATCTCTAAGTCACCTTTTACGTCTTCTACGTCCTTGTTAAACTGCATGTTCCATTGGAAGTAAGATTCTCCTAAAGGTTTTAACAGGTGGTCATCTATATTCTTTATGATAGTTTTCATAGACAACCCTGCTGATCCCATCAACATTGATAGCCCTGCAGCCGTACGTCCTGTTCCCGTGACTCCTGTTTGTCCGTGCATTATAGATGGAATGCCTGTCTCTTCATCAGCCAACTGTCTAGATATTTGATACATCTGAATATTTTCCGGCGCGGTGTTGGGAAACTTTAGTCCGTTTATAGCCGTGCCTGTGACACCTGACTGTCTACGGAATATTTTACCCGGAAAAATGTCCATGTTTTGACCGGGAACAAGGCTAGCCTCATCCACGTCAAATACCAAATTACCTGCCAGAGCTAAGTTATCAATAGCCATACGCATGTGACCATTCATAAGCATCTGAGCATCTTCCATATTTTCTGCTACACCAACACCCCATAATTGATATGGATTTATTTCAAACGGAAAAGCGTGATAAGGAATACGAGCAGGGGTAAATGGATTAAGAACACATCTAAGAACAAATGGGCCACACACCCACGCGTTTATTTGCAACTGGTCAAATTCAGACATGTCGCTTGGCACAGACATGCCTACTTCACTAGCAAACTTTGCGTCCAACACTCCCCAGTATTCTAAAACCTCGTAGCGATTTTCTTGATAGTTTGCCTGAGACTCATCTTCTCTTATCGTATCTTCGTAATATTTATCTTCGTAGTTTGGCCCTTTTGCGATAGCCTCTTCAATAGAAGCTGCATCAAAGTGAGGTCTTTTTATTAAGGCACGTAACTGTTGTCTGTTAAATCTATGACGTTCAATAACATATTCTGCATCGTCAATACTTGTAGCAGATGGGTCTGGATGAAAGTCCCATGCAGATACAGGCTCTATACGAGGAACAACTTTCTCGTACGGTTGATAACTTCGTGAACCAGACTCGTCACTTTGCCAGTTGTGTACTCTTTTATAAAAGTTGAACGGCCCTTTGATTACCCCTGTGCCTAACAAAGCAGATTCGAATATCGCTTTGCGAAACACGTTTACAGCATTTGTATCAAGCAGTTGATCGTGTATGCACTTTTCCATACGACGAGCTTGTTCTTTTGCTGGTTCAAATTGAGGTTCTCCTAACTTTGCTTTACCTTCTTTTACAGCTTCGCCAAACTGTTTTCCATAAATCCCTAAACTTTCCGCACTCAATCCCCCCGGTTGGATGCTTCTTCCATCCCCCGGAAATCCATAAGGATCTTCCATAGCGTCTAATGGTGTTGTTGCATGAGCAAACTCTGCAATACCTTCTGGCATAGGAGTGGACTCTACAACCAATGGAAACTTCTTATTAGCAAATAAAATATCTACTATCTGCCCGTATGCAGCCAGCACTTTTGTTTTAGTTATTTTTAAAAAGACTTTAGATTTTTCAGAATCTCTAAACTGTGTGGTAGAATCATACACTCCTCTAAAGTTTTTGTATGCTTTCAACCAACGTTGTTCATAAGAGTATCTCCCGTTTTCTGCGTCTTCAAAACGGGATTTAATATACCCTGCAAGTCCGGGCATAAATTCTTCAGCACCTACAACAGTTACCTGTTCATCTTCTTCTGGCTGCAAAAAATTATCAGACATGATTTACCTTTAGTTATTGCCTTGAGGTCTGTCATCAGCCATTCTAAACAAAGAAGCATCTACTGTTGTTTTAGACTGCTTCTTTGGAGCGTCCTCAGTGAGGACACCTGTTTGTGCGCGAGTATCAAACTCTAAACCCTCACGAGTTAGTTGAGTTTCGCCCATGTTAGCATCAACAGATGTTTTATCAGCACCCATTATGTACGCTGCTCCGTAGTTATAGTTATTGCCCGGCATTTTCTTCTCCTTCTAATTGGTTTCTTTGCCTAGTCATAAATCCAGCAGAAAGTAAATTTTCTCTTCCTAACTGATCTCTTTTTTCTTTCATCGATGGAATTTCTTGTTCAAGTGTGTACGTTTGTGTCATTAGTTGTTGTGGCGTTGCAGGTTGTTCACTTGGTTGAAGGGGTGGGGCTGCTGCTTCTTTAGAACCTAACACTATACCTGAAAGGGCTGCTGTAGGGCCGCCCGCAAGACCCACTGCTTTACCTGCCAGACCAATTCCAACATCCGCTGCAGTTTCAGCGGGATTAGTAATTACACTAACACCCGCAATCCCTGCGCCTAATCCAAGTAACCCTCGTTTTTTCATGGCTTTGTACACACTGGGTATCCATCCCTTTTTACCATCCGCACTAAACTCACCAGATGCGGCTGTCCCAGAAGTGTCAACTTTCACAGATTTTTCTCCGTCACTAATTGGAACATCCTCTGTGTACTCTACCGGAGTTTGCCTAACAGGTATACGTATTGGAACGTCGGCTGGTTGTGCTGCTTCGTACACTTCAAAGTTGGGTTTAGGTTTGTCAAAAACAAACGTACTAGGTGAAAGATACTTGTTGTCATTGATAGCTTCAATACCACCTTCTACTTTTTGTGTGTATTGCCCCCACATAAGCTTACTTGCTTTGTTTATATCATCAACAGCAGGTTGACTGTAAGTACCAGCACCACCTATATAAATATCTTGCGCGCCAGCCCCACCTACATCTCTAGATAAAAGCATAGCTTGCTTGTCTATAGGTATCCCCGCCATATTCATGGCTTGAATCTGTACTTTACGAAGGTCTTCAGGGTTTAACGGTTTTGAACTTTCTATCAAACCTCTATCAGTTGATTCTAATATGATGCCTTTTGGAGAGGTGGTGCTTAAAACTCTTTTAACATCATCTAGCGACACTTGACG